GCCGGTACCATAACGGTGAATGACTGTTTCGCTGTGATGATAATCGCCGTGTGGCCACTGGCAGGATTTCACGTGACGTAATAACCAGTCAGACAGTGCACCTGCACCACCTGCTGCACGAATAACCCGCTCATCGCTGAAAAATGGCAGTAATGTTTTATCCTCTGCCAGCGGCTGGCGAACGGCAGGAACGACTCCGGACGGCAGACCGCGCATGTTTTTCGGTTCCGGCTCCACCAGCACCCTGCCGCAATGAAAAACAGGCAGTGATTCGCGTCCGGGCTTAAGGACCACCAGGCCAAGTTCCGGCACCAGAACAGGTCGAAGTAATACCCGCACGTTACCTCCAGATACGTTGCTGGAATGTGCGGGACGGACGCGGTGGATGTTCGGAATAAGGGAGCCTGACAGAGATTATCCAGTGACGATAATCGAGGCTGATGGCTTTCTTAACCTCGTATCCGCGCCTGCGGTAACACTGAATCAGCCATTCGGCCTGTTCTTCAGTGCATGGGGGATGCTGGTACCAGTCGGTTTTAAATACGTGCGAATGCCGCCCCCGCTTAATGGCCGGGACGGCTTCAGAATTGTGGGATTTTATACGTTGCGCCATCGGGTTCTCCGGTGACACAGCAGGTGCCAGTTGTTCAGGCCGGCGTGCGAATTGTAAACCAGAATGCCAGGAAAAAACAAAACCCGCAGAAGCGGGTTAAGTGCGGGTGCGTTGAGGATGCCTGACACATCAGAGGTGGCGAGGGATTTCTCCCTCGCCGGGTCTCTTACTTCTCAGATTCGTAAGCTGTGAAGACAGCGACCTCCGTCTGGCCGGTTCGGATTCGTACCTCGCAGAGGTCTTTCCTCGTTACCACTACCGTTACAACGACGGTAATACAGATGACGATCAGGGCGATTAGCATCGCCTTTTGCTGCTTCATAGCCTGCTGCTCCTTGCCTTTCGGCGCATAAGAGGCTAATCTAAGTGTGCAAGTCATAGATATGGCCTCAGATTAATGTTAAGCGTCCTGCAAGACGCATAATGTTAACTGGGGCTTTTCTCTGTCTGCCTTACGTCGGCATGCCCGAGGCAGACAGCCTCAAGCACCCGCAGCAATTCTACTTAACTCTTCTTTCCCCGCAAACCGTTTTTATCCCCAGCGGCAAATCGAATACACCACCAGCGCCACCGCCATTGCAATTCCTACCGTTATGAACGCTTCAGGCCAGGTCATCGTAAAATATTCTCCTCGTTTATCAGTCCGTTTCGCTTCAGGTAGTCCATCGCCTTATCCGGTAATTTGCAGTCCGGCTTCGCTTTTTTCAGTTGGCTGACCAGCCGTTTCATGCCCTTCCTGATAATTAATCTCGCTCATTCATCGCCCCACTCATCACAATATGCTTCGACCGGAGTTTTTCCTGCTTCATAATCATCACGCCATGCTTCAGCATCAGCAGCACTGCCACCACGTAACTCTGCATAGTCCATTAACAGTTCATGCCATTCTTCAAAACTGACGTTGTATTTAGTTGAACCAAAATCAGCCATTTTGTTCTTCCTCTTCGTCTTTTATTTCGTGATATGAGTAATTGCAGTAGTTAAAGAAAATTTCTTTTGCTTCGTTATGAATTTCATCAGGCGTCGCATCATCATTCACTTCGAATTCATCCTCGAAATCTCCACCGGCGATTCCCGTTTCAATAATTATTTTGAACTTTCGCATTTCACTACCGCCCTGCCGGGCGGTCTCCTGATGTTCTGAGGGTGCAGGAATCCCTCCGGTTAAGGATTAAATTTTATTTACAGTGCTGATTTTAATTATTCAGTTCTGGATTATGCTTTCTCTTTCACCTGCCGTAGTTCCTGGTAATTAATTTCGCTCACTGGTTGCCTCCTGGAAAATAACTGCATGCCCCAGTTTCTCCGCCAGTGCCAGCTCTGCCTTAGCGCCTGCCGACCGCTGCCAGCCTTTCAGCATATAAACCGCATCCACACAACGAATCATTGCCATGCAAATATCCATGTAATGTGGCTGAGTCAGCCCGTCCGGAAGTACTGCGGGATTTAATACGGTATGCCCTTCCTGTTTCAGTGCTTCTTCCGCCTTGTGAAACGCCTCACGGTTGAAATTTTCATATCCCGTCATCGGACCGGCGATATAAATTCTCACCCTCACGCCTGAACCCTCCTGTCGAAATAAACGTAGTTATTCACTGCGCCCAACTTCATCCCAAACTTTTCGGCAATTTCCCGTCGGGGTACGCCACGCTGATGCAGTTGCCGCGCCAGCTCAATATCACGCTGTGAACATTTGGCTGACTGGTGATAATCACCCCGTAACATCATGCAGATACCCAGTTCCCGCGCTTTCGTCCTGACGGCAGCCCCACTACGGCCAATCAGACTGCCGATGCTTTCGACTGTCATCGTTCCCGCACACTGCCGGAGTATCATAATTTCCGCCCAGCGCCACTTCTTCCAGCCACTCACCGCAGCAGCTCTCTGGTGGCGGTAATATCCCGGAGAATATCCCTGTGTTTGTTCAGTTCCCGCAGCGCGGCGCAGACACGCTCCCACTTCTGAACCTGACCTTTTGCCCGGCGCAGCTCGCGGTTAGCCACATGCAGCGATGGTAGAATCAGGTCATCTGCTTTCGTTTCGGTGACCGATGGCTGTAACTTCACAATGTCTTCCACGATTTCTGTTTTCATTTCTTCCTGTGTCGTCGTTTCCCGGACTGGTAACGCAACACCTGCTGGCTGAGGAAAGGCTTTACCATCTGTTTCCGCTACGGATGCAGCTTCCGGCTCTGCCGGTAAATCAGCGCCCGGTATGCAGTAACGAAATTTACCGCCCTGATTCACGCGAATCAGACGCCCTTTGCTGATTGCCATGGCCAGCGATGAATTCGCCCGGCGGGAGGTAATCCCGAACATCAGTGCCAGCTCATCTGCCGTTTGTGGGCCATGTTGTTCAATCGCCTTAATCAGCATTTGCGCTGTCACTTTCGGTACCGGTGACACCGGTTCACTTTCACCAGCCTGAATCAGCCACCACATCGAACCCTTGTTATCCGCTTCACCGCGGCGCTTCAGTTTCCACAGTTCGTTGACCGCATCTTCACGGCTGATTCCAAGGCGGGCCGCCACTACCTGTGAAGAGGCTCTTTTCAGTGCTTTCAGTGCGTCAAATACAGTTTCCATTAAAATTTCCTCCGACAAAATCGTTTCTCAGATTCAAATAAAACCAGCTGCCTTCCGGCGTTCGTATTCCTGTTTCAGCCGTTCAATTGGCGTTGGCCCTTGCGGGTGTTTCGCCCCTTCCAGTTGTCGTCGCACTGGCGGAACACTCATCCCGTTACCAACATGCTTTGCCCATTTCGTCAGTTGCCGTTCCGCAAGTCGTTTTAACTCACCCTGCGTCATCTGGCGCTCAATCCCTCTGGTACGCATTTCGAGGCAGATGTGGTACAGCACAGGCTGTGGCCACGGGTATTTATCACTCCCGTCGTATCGCCAGGATTCATTGCGCCAGCGCCGGTACTCTTCCATCACTGCATCCACCGTAAGACCAAATGGATTTGCCCCACTCTCCGAAATCAGCGCAACAAACTCAGCCAGGTCCGGGGGCCACGTTTCACCCGCCCGGCAGCGGTCCATGCACTGACGGCAGACCAGACGGATTTGCTGTTCAGTCATCGCACCAATCTGGGCAATCCAGAGCTTCGAAGGTGCGGCCCCGTTCTTCTGAGTCCAGCGGTTCGAATACACCTCCCCCATAAGCTCCCACAGCTTCCAGGCCGTTTCCGTTGCTGATAAATCCGTTGTCACGTTCCCACTGTTCGCGTGCTGCCCGGATTTCCTGAACTGCCCGTGATGCCGTGCCACCTGATGCTGCATGGCTTACCCCCTTGCTGACTGGTTTTACCTGTGCCCTGACGTGCTGCACGTGACGGGCAAATTTCTGCTCCCACTGAACCTGCGTGAAAACCTTCCCCTCCGCCATCCAGTAATCCCGGAATGCGGCAAGCTCAGCAGGTGTAAACTCCGGCTCAGGCAGAGCCATACCCCACACTGCTGCCCGTTGTCGAAAATCCGGCGACGGCTGCCAGACAGTAGTCATCGAAAATTTCCCGATCGGTTCGCTCAGGCCGTCCAGGTATTCAGGTTCGGCTGTCTGCAACGGCGCACCATTCGACTCACTGGTCGGAATACTCTCGCGCGCGTTATGTGTGGGGTTTAATTCTGTATCTGTATCTTTATCTGTCGTGACTTGTCGTGACAGATGCGTGACACGTCGTGACTCATCGTGACAATCAGCATTATGTTTCCGCAGCTTTTCCCGCTCCCGCTGCGCTCTCTTACGCTCTGCCGGGGATTTTGCCGTTTGCGAAACGTTACCATTGTCCTCTTTCAGCACCTGACGTTTTTCCCATCCGGAAATAAGGTCACCATCCAGAACCCGCCCCTGCATTGCATGCAAAATTGAATCAATTACGTCTTCCGTCACATCAAGCGCACTTGCTAAATCTTCCGTCGTGACATCAATGTGACCACGTAGTGACACGCCGTGACATGTCGTGACATTTCGTGACGCGCTCACCAGAAGGTGGATATACACTGCCATCACTGTTGCGATTGGCTGTCCTGATACCCTGGCAATCGTTCGCCACTTGGGGTCATTTGGCATGTCATGCCACAATCTGAGCCAGGCATTAGCCATACTCACCTCTTCTGATACCGAACTTTACCCACGAACTTCCGGAAGAAATCCGGTATAAATATTGTTGGTCAATGCACAACAACAGCATTACCAGGCTGACCACCACTGTTAGTCAGGGTGCCCCAGGCGATCGCTACAGCGACAAAATCATCCACATCTTTCACCAGCCGATCCCGTCGTTCGACGATCTCCCGGTAATATTCAGAACTGTGACTGCGCATACGGGCCACCAGCAAAGGCGGCATCGCCTTTTCGATCGCCGGTAACAGCGCCTGAATTTTTTCAACAGCATCAGACGTGTCCTTCTCCACCCAGCGGAAAATTTTCTGGGTATTACGAGCCAGGGCTTCCGGATGGCTGTCGTCGTACAGTTCCGGGAACGTCATCCCCAGCTCGAAATAAGTCCGGGCTATTTCAGCTGCGGGAACTTTCTCACCATCAGGATATGCCCAGGCATTCATCGCCATACGGATGTGTTCATGCTTGATTTTCATGAATCACCCCCGTCTCTGGTTGTGTGTTAGCCTGACACTCGACAGGTAAGCCGTCGGTCGGATTAGGGTAAATGTCTGGGCGAATTTCATGCGGGGTAACCTCCCACTTCATTAGCTGACATAGCGGAATTACCTGCTTTGGGGGAACGCCAAAGCTAAACCATTGCCAAACTGTCTGTTGAGCGACCCCCATATAACGACCTATTTCAGCCTGAGTGTATTTCTGCCTAATTTTTTTGCGAGTGCTATCTAGCATTTTGCCCTCCTCTAAAAACTATAGGCAAAGGCTACAATAAAAAACTGTACGCAATCAACAGTTTTTTATTGTGATGCTTTTAACAGTATTTACCTGTAAAATTGAATAATGATGAGCGCCCTAGAAGTATCGATGTACAGAATCAGCAAGCTTCTTCAGGAAACTGGATGGAGCCAGGCTGAGCTGGCCCGTAGAATTGGTGTGACACAACAAACTGTTCAACAATGGGTCAGCGGTAAGGCTACACCTAAAGCCTCAAGTTTGGATAAACTGGTTGAGGTTACAGGGCATCCGTTGCATTGGTTTTTATTGCCTCCTGAAGAGGGGGAGCAAATGTTCACCCCTAACACGATGAAAATTGGTCCTCGCCAACGCGAATTACTCCAGGCTTTTAGTGCGTTCCCTGAGGAGGACCAAGAAAAAATGCTTCAAGAAATCAAAGACAAAAAAAAATCAATGGAAGAAACCATTGCCCGGTGGCTGGCGGCACAAAAAAGCCGCCGGGCGTGACCACAGTACAAGAAGAGGAGTTATGCCATGAGTACAGCCCTTTCTCCGATAGTTTCAGAATTCGAAACTATCGAACAAGAAAACAGTTACAACGAATGGTTGCGCGCTAAAGTAGCGTCAAGCCTTGCAGACCCTCGCCCCGCAATTCCACATGACGAGGTAATGGCTGAAATGGAAAATCTTATTGCTCAAATTGCTGTAACTAACAGGAGCGAGTAATGTTGCCCATTTTATGGCTACCATCTGCTCGCGATGATTTGCGTCAGATCATAACTTACATCGCCAAGGAGAACCCACCGGCAGCGCGTAGACTTAAAATACGTATTGAAACATCGGTATTACCTCTATCTGAGCATCCGTACCTATATCCACCAAGCGAACGGGTTTCTAGGTTGAGAGAGATAGTGACCCACCCTAACTACATAATCCTGTACAGAGTAGCTGCTTCAAGCATTGAGATTGTAAGCGTGACACATGCTCGCCGACAATTTCCCTTCTCTATCTGAGCTGAACTATTTTCATACTCCCTCTTTCGAGGGATTTTTTTTGCTTAAAAATACAATTAAAAACTGTTGACACAAAACAGTTTTTAATTGTAGATTGCACTCACCAACCCACTCCGCCCCACAGAACGCCAGGCAATACTTCGAGTTACCCGGCAGTGGTCAGGGGTTAAGTAGCCAGCCCGAGGCGTATGAACATGACGGCGGGAACACTTTGTATAACAGCGCAGCAGGTTTTTAGTTCCGCGACCCGGCGTTAAGGGTAAATGAGGTCAACATGGATATGCTCAATCTTGGCAACAATGAATCTCTGGTGTGCGGCGTCTTTCCCAACCAGGACGGCACGTTTACCGCGATGACGTATACCAGAAGCAAAATGTTTAAAACTGAAGCTGGCGCGCGTCGCTGGTTAGCCAGAAACACTGACTGATGAGGTTGACGATGGAATTTAAAGATTTACCAGTACCATTCCAGGAAATGGCAGCGAATATAGTTCGTTCTCAACTGGCGACTCTTGACCTGAGTACCGTAGAAAAAGAAACCGTCGATAATATATCCGGTAACGTGCGTCGAACCTTTATCGGGCTGTACGAAGAAAAGTGGCCATTCGGCGGACAAAATTCGCCTGAAAACAAGAATCAAGCGAATGATGAGAAGCTGAAACACGTTATCGCCTTACTACTGGAAGATGCAAAACGTCTACAGCAACTGGAACCAAATGCAGGCACCGAAGCCCGCATCTGGATTGCCATAGAATCACTCAAATGTGAAAGCGATGATTATTTAAAAACCATAATTAAAACAACTCAGCTTTCTGAAGAGCTACCGAAGAAATTGCCATAATAATATGTTTTTCTTATAGAGGGGTTAGAAATATGGGCCAGCATTATAGCAGGCCCATATAACAGAAAGTATTTTAAATATTACGCCGTATCTTGTGATTGTTTTTTAATATATTCATACAAGCGCACAAGTTGTTTCAACTCTTCAAAGCACATAGCGGAATTTTCAATTTTTCCAGCGTTGATTAGTGCCAGAAGAGCCTGATGTGCGCAAGCATATGGATCAGTTACAGGGCTAATAATATCAACTTGCATATTATCCTCCATAGAGGTTCCGGGTTAATGATGGAGACCAACACGCTGTCACGTGTGGTCGTGCGCCGGACACGGATAAGAATCCGGCACTGACAGTTTACTGAAAGAACATATCCCTGAAAAGTCAGGGCATAACACGAAAGCGCACGGCGAAGTTAGTCTCTCTGTACAGGTCGTCGTTAAATTTAATTCGACCGTACGCTTCCGGTTGTGGCAATCCGCGAAATGGCGCGGCGGTAAGTATGGCTGGGGCTTCCTCCATTGCTCCAGAAAATGCACCGGGTTGTCAGGTTGACCATACGCCTGAGTGACAACACCGCCACAACAACCTCTGTTATCACTTTTCTGGTGATTCGGCGGAAATGGATATCCGCCATTTTTAAAGTGTATTTTGTGATGCGGTGAATGCGGCTAAGCGCACGCGGAACAGTTAAAACAAGCGGTCTTTTACTGGCGTAACAGACATCAACTAACAATCCGGCGTTAATTGTTAACTGGTTAACGTCACCTGGAGGCACCAGGCACCACATCACAAAATTCATTGTTGAGGACGCGATAATGGAAACGTCACTACCAAACGTTAATACGTCTGAAGGGTGTTTTGATATTGGTATTCTGCTCAGTAACCGGGAGTTTACTGAAGACGCCATCAGGATGAGAAAATATGAGCCTTATCTTCTCAATGATAATTCCATACTCTCCAGAATTGCCCTTCTTGAACTTGGCATTTTCGGAGGGCAGCAGTGAGTTCAGCGTTTGCACTGATGATGACGGTTTTTCTGATAACAGGTGAGCCACAGAATGTGATTACCGGTATTTATGCCAGTAAAGAATCCTGCCATCAGGCAAGAGACGAGCAAAAAATTTCCGGTGAATGTCTCCCGTTAAACAAAGTATCGCTGTACCTGAATAACGAAATACCGGCTGGATAACCCACCAGCCATATTAACGCCATACCAACGGATTAAAAATGCCAGCAATGGCAGGGATTCGTTCACCCTGAAATCTGTAATGAGGTTTAAACACAATGAGTAAAATATTTATTTGCGCCGCCATTCCTGACGAACAGGCAATAAAAAACGAGGGCGCTGTTGCTGTGGCCACTGCCATTGAAGCCGGTGATGAACGTCGCGCCCGCGCAAAATTTCACTGGCAATTCCTTGAACATTATCCGGCTGCTCAGGACTGCGCTTATAAATTTCTTGTCTGTGAGGATAAACCCGGTACACCCCGCCCAGCCCTCGACTCCTGGGATGCTGAATATATGCTGGAAAACCGCTGGGATGAGGCGTCTGCTTCCTTTGTCCCGGTTGAGACTGAATCAGATCCGATGAACGTCACTTTTGACAAGCTGTCCCCTGAAGTACAGAACGCTGTCATGGTTAAGTTCGATACATGTGAAAACATCACCGTTGATATGGTGATTAGCGCACAGGAATTGTTGCAGGAAGACATGGCAACATTCGACGGACATATCGTTGAAGCGTTGATGAAAATGCCTGAAGTTAACGCCATGTATCCGGAGATTAAACTGCATGCCATCGGGTGGGTTAAGCATAAATGTAAGCCTGGTGCCAAATGGCCAGAAATTCAGGCAGAGATGCGCATCTGGAAAAAACGTCGCGAAGGTGAACGCAAGGAAACCGGAAAATATACGTCTGTTGTTGATCTGGCCCTCGCCAGAGTCAACCAACAGCACACTAAAAACTCAGCAGCAAAAATCAACTCTGTCACTGCTGCCATTCGTCGCGAATACAGGCATACATGGAAAACACTGGATGAAGAGCTGGCTTACGCTCTCTGGCCTGGTGATATTGATGCCGGAAACATTGACTGCAGCATCCATCGCTGGGCAAAAAATGAAGTTATCGACAAGGATCGCGAAGACTGGAAACGTATCTCTGCATCAATGCGCAAACAACCTGATGCACTTCTATACAGCCGTCAGACTATTTTCGGCCTTGTTCGTGAACGTCCGATCGACATTCATAAAGATCCCGTGGCGCTGAACAAATACATCACTGAATACCTGACTACAAAGGGCGTATTTGAACATGAAGAAACAGACCAGAGCCCTGCTGATGCTCTCCTCCTGTCAGCAGAACAAACTGATCCAGTGGAGACGGCGGAATCCAATTCTCAAAAAAATGAAATCCTGGTGGAAGCTGAACCATCTGTAGAGCGTGAAGGGCCTTTTTATTTCGTCTTTACCGATAAGGACAGGGAAAAATACGGTCGCGCAAACAAACTTTCTGGTCTGGACAAGGCGCTGGCTGCCGGGGCTACTGAAATCACGAAAGAAGAATATTTTGCCCGCAAAAACGGCACATACACGGGCTTACCGCAAAATACAGATATATCTGAACATTCAGAACAACCAGAGCCGGTAAAAGTTACCGCTGACGAAGTAAACAAAATTATGCAGGCAGCCAATATCAGCCAGCCTGACGCCGATAAATTGCTTGCTGCATCACGTGGTGAGTTTGTTGAAGGGATTAGCGACCCGAATGATCCGAAATGGGTTAAGGGGATTGAAACCCACGATTCTGTGAACCAGAACCAGCCCGAATCGGAACAAAACGAGCCAGAAACGAAACAGCCTGAACCAGAAGAGCAACAAGAACCGGAAAAAGTCTGCACCGCCTGCGGTCAGACCGGCGACGGCAACTGTCCTGACTGTGGCGCGGTAATGGGCGACGCAACATACCAGGAAACATTCAACGAAGAAAGCCAGGATGAAGCCCGGGAGAAAGATCCAGAGGAAATGGAAAGTGCCGTATACCCGAACAAGGAGTGCACCGAAGGCGATCAACATGCCAATGGCAATAATGAAACAGGCGAGACAGCAAATCCCTTAATTAAGGTGAACGGTCATCACAAAAGCACATCCACCAGCAGGTTGTGGCACCATCTGATGATTGACCTTGAAACAATGGGCAAAAATCCTGATGCGCCAATAAACGCTCTGGCCGGTAAGTTTTTTGATCCGGCAACCGGAGAGATGGGGCCAGAATTCAGCAAAACTATCGATCTGGAAACCGCGGGCGGAGTCATCGATCGGGACACCATTAAGTGGTGGCTGAAACAGTCACGGGAAGCACAATCAGCCATTCTGACCGATGAAATCCCGTTGGATGACGCACTGTTGCAATTACGGGAATTTATCGACGAAAACTCCGGTGAATTTTTTGTTCAGGTCTGGGGAAATGGAGCCAACTTTGACAACGTAATTTTACGCCGTTCATATGAACGGCAGGGGATCCCCTGCCCATGGCGTTACACCAATGATCGCGATGTAAGAACGATGGTTGCTATGGGACTGGTGATGGATTTCGATGCTCGAAGTGTCATCACATTTGAGGGTGAGCGCCATAATGCCCTGCACGATGCGCGTTACCAGGCAAAATACGTTTCAGCTATCTGGCAAAAACTGATCCCGAGTCAGGCTGATTTTTAATGTTCAACCGTCGCCAGTTGTCGTTGGTATTCTGCAACTGGCGCGTTCCGGAGTGATAGCCATGAGCGAACAGTACCTGATAACGCTCGATGAGTGGAAACCAAAACGGTTCAGTCTCCCAATAACAAACACTACCCTGGTGAAATACGGAAAACTAGGATACATCGTTCCAAGACCACAAAAAATTCGTGGGCGTTGGCTGATAGATCGCCGAGCAGTATTTGTTGGGCCTGGTGAAACGGGAATTGCGCCGGAAATTCATACTGGCGATGATGATGCACTGAAGGAGATTTTAACTCATGTCACCGAGGCCACGAAAAAACAGCACTGACGTAGCCGGTCTTTACGAAAAGTTTGATCGCAGAACTGGCAGAGTTTACTACCAGTATAAAAATCCTGTGACTGGAAAATTTCACGGACTCGGAACAGACAAAGGTAAGGCAGAAAAAATCGCTTCCACAGCCAATCAGCGAATAGCTGCAGCAGAAGCTGAATATTTCATGCGCAAAATTGATGAAAGTCCGTCAGCAACAAAACGTCGGGGTATCAGATTAAAGGCATGGGTTGATCGATATCTGAAAATACAGGACACGCGACTGAAAAATGGAGATATTGCAGCTACAACTCACAAAGAAAAAACCCGAATGGCTGCATACCTGGTTTCCCGTCTGGGAAACCACCCATTGAAAGAACTGGAAGTAAGAGACTTTGCATTAATACTGGACGAGTGGATGGATAAAGACATGGTCAGCACAGCAAGAGTAAATCGCGGATTATGGGTTGATATTTATAAAGAAGCACAGCATGCGGGAGAAGTTCCTCCTGGATGGAATCCTCCGGAGGCTACCCGTAAACCGATCCCTAAAGTGACCAGATCCAGACTCACCCTGGAAGACTGGCAAAAAATTTATAATGCAACGCCAGAAAAACACTTTATCCGTAACGCAATGCTTCTTGCGATTGTTACTGGTCAGCGCCGTGATGACATTTGCCACATGCGTTTTTCAGATGTATGGAATGGACATCTACATATAACCCAAGGAAAAACCGGAATGCGTCTGGCCTTACCTCTTACGCTACGATGCGATGAAATTGGGGTATCGTTAAAAGAAGTTATTGATGGATGCAGGGACAGAATGTTGAGTCCATACCTAATCCATAGTAGGCACCAGAAACAACCAAAACCGATGAGTAAAGACAACCTGAGCGATTACTTCGCCAAAGCGCGAGATCTGGCTGGAATAATTCCACCAGCAGGAAAAACACCGCCAACATTTCATGAACAACGCTCCCTGTCAGAACGGTTGTACCGCGCACAGGGTGTCGATACAAAAACATTACTGGGACATAAAGTCCAGGCTACCACCGATCGCTATAACGATACCCGAGGTCAGGAATGGGTTAAGTTGGTTATTTAA